GTATTTATAATACCCAATCCCAATATTGCTATTACTATAATGAGAACCATGCCTTTCATTTTTTCTATTAATTTATTTTCCATCTTATTCTGATTTAAAGGTTTTGTTGTAGTAATGTTCTGATATTTCTGTAGTACCAATAGAAGGTCTATATCCTTGATAGTGAGCATTAACTATCTGCTCCTTCTCCATTTCAATAGCCTCATGAATTTCATCTTCGTGGTCAGTTGTGCAATCTAAACCTAATTCATGCACTAACCATTCTACTGCTGTTTTCATTGTTCTTGTTGTTTAGTTTACATTTAGTGTTTAGTTATGTGGCAATTTTTACCCCTTATCTTTGTTCGTTTTGACATCTTGCTTCAGTTTCTCAATGTAGAGCGTGGCATCCATTAGCTCCTCCTGTAAGTGATTCAACCAATCGGTTATGTTTAAGTCAGTTCGTGTTAGCATAGTTCCGTACTTCTCTATTCCTCTTTGTGATCGGTCATAAAACTTGGTCATCACCTTGAGTACAATTGGGTCTTCTACTTGTAGTTTCAGGTTCATAGAAATTTCATTAATTCGTTATAGTACAATCTGCAGTCTTCTATACGGTCTTTTATCTGCTCAATGACTGCTTCGTCTTTTTGTACGTAGAATACTTTTACCCTGCGGTTTTTTGGGATTTGGCTAAATTCGTGTTTGCGTAGAATCTCCTCACGCAAGTCGTAGTCCTCGTCAATCTTGTGCAGTTTCCAATGCGCTCTGCGGATTTCGTCCTCTACCATATCAATAGGAGTATCAACAAGACAATAACAAAGCATTGATTGAGTCTTGCCAGTTAGCCACATATAACACTGTAGCTGATAAAAGTAGTCTTTATTAGGGATTTCGGTATCAAAAAACGGAAAGGTAGTAGCATCCCAAGAGCTTTTAACGTCAAGCAATATATCCTCCGTGTTTACGTCAGGTGTTCCCTTAATCCAATCGTTCTCAAAATACTGCTCGTTCTTGTATATAAAGTTTACGTCTAAGACCTCATTAACTAACGAGATAGATAAATCCTCAACTGCGTTGCCTTTGTCCGTGTAACGGCTTGAAAACTCCTTCCTGATGCCGTATTTCTCTTGTAGTACGAGTTCGTGTATGTAAGTTTTAGCCGTTTGACTGAGTAACTCCGTTTTTGAGCGTGGTGTTGCCATTATTTTACCAATGGCAGAACATCGAATCTTGAGAGCTTTCATAGTGCGTTAAGCATATCTATTTGACCTTCAGTTAAAGCAAACGATGATTCGAGTTTCTCTCGTGTAAATTCACCTTTCACAATTGCTTGTACTGCTGCACTAAATCGCTTTTGGTCAATGGCAGGCAGTTTCTTTTCAGTCTTTACTTGCTCACCTGATGCGTCCGTGTCTTTGTCAGTTACTAAACCAAGTGCTGCGCTCAAAGCATATCTGCGGTAATACGTTACACCTGAACCAAATCCTTGATAGTCATTCATACCCTTAAGTTGAACGTAAGGAATCATACAAACCGATTCCATAAACTCACCGCTCTCGTGGAAGATAACCGTCTTGAGGCAGTTCTGCCCTTCTTGGTTTGTAAGTTGTTGGGTAAATCCGAGTCCATGTTTCTTTAGGATAGGATTGATTACCTCAAAAATCTTGGGTAAATCTGCGTAAGAATACCCATAGCCTTGTGTGGATTTGTGAATTACTGGCACTTCCTGCTGAAATGCTGCCAAACTTTTAAATAAATTTTTCATAGCGTTTATTATTGCGTGCGTTACGGATGCGCACCCCCCGTTTTGATTATACTTTTTCGATGATTGTATTTAGTATCTCCGTGTCCGTGTAGCAGTTGTCTCCTGTCGCTGAACATAATTCGTTAACTAATTCTACAGGAGCGATACCTGTTTTCAAATACTCTTTGTATTCAGCAGCAGTCATCTCTACTTCTTTAGTGATTTCGTAGTATCTAACTTCGGTTTGTGTTACTGTAACTTTCATAGCGTTGCGGTTTTGTTATATGCAAATATAATACTTATTTTAATTCTACAAACTTTTTTTTATATTTTTTTATCAATTCTTTTAGTTCGTCTTTGGTAAATTTTCGTGTTATCCTTGCTCGTGCCTCAAGTTGATTAAATCTTTCAGCTCCGATTTTAGTTAATAGGTTTGTTCGATATTCCAACAAGTTACCTGATAAGAAACTATTGCACCTCTCGCATTGCAGGTGAACGTTATCCTCATCAAATCTTACGTTCCAATGGTTGTTAGCGTTGTAGAAATGCCCTGCATTTTCTTTCTTTGGTTTCTGCTTACAGGAGATGCATAGTTCGTCTTTATCTCGCTCCCTGATATATTTGTTGAATACTATTTGAGCTGCCTTTACGATGTCTTGAACAGTCTCTAAATCGGCTTTCATTTGCTTTTTCTTCTTCTGCCAGTTCTTTACTTTGGCTTCTTGAACCCAAGCATCAACGCACATCTTATTCAAGCAAAATTTTTGATTAAAGCGGATAGGCTCAAACTTCTCCTTGCAGTTCTTGCAGCGCATCAGTCTATTTCTATTACTTTTTCCACCCACTGGCGAAACAAAATCTGCAACTGAATCTGCTCGTCAAATATCTTACCTGCGTTCTCTCCGTCTATTCGTAGGATGTCTCGGTCAACTCGCTCAATTTCTTCTACCAGTATGTTTGCCTTACGCTTTAAGGATTGCTTAAATACATACTGATTGTTTAAATCCTCAATGAAGTCTGCTAACACAGGAAGGAGGGCGGTTAATGCTACTAATTTTTTCTCTTTTCTCATGGTTTATATTTTAGGTTTATATGCGTTTAATCTTAATGCTTTGTGTTCGTCTTTTGTTAGCGGTTTTACGCCTATTTCTTTAATCAACTTTTGCAGTTTAGTCATAATTCTACGTTTTTGTATTTGATTTCGTCTTGTAGTTCTTGGTAGGCTACTCGCAGTTGTGCGTTTCTTCTTGCTAATTGGTTAAGCTCTCGGTTTAGATTTGTTATTTCGTCTTCAAGTAGGATTATCACCTGAATCGTCTCAAGTAAATACTCCTCGCTTTCCTTGCCTCCATTAATGTAGTCCTTAGCTTCAGGCTTGTCCTTTTCGAGTTTCTCTCTGACGTTCTTTATTCGTTCTTTAACCGTCCATACGGTTGTCTTTGCCCATAGTATTTTTAGTGATAAGTCCATTTTTCGTTTATTTATAGTCCACAATAACCTGAATCGCAATCGTTGAAGTCATCGTCAAACAAATCCAACTGCAATTTATGGCTTTTTATCTTTTCGTAGGTTACTCCGCTTTTAAAAGTGCATCCGTTTTTTTGTTCCATACGCACAAACCAATCAAACTGCTTCTCGTCTCGTTGGCTCATATGCTTTAAGAATATTTCGGAGCGGTGAAAGCATCCAACACAATTGTTTTTGTAAGCAAAGCGCAAAGGTTTATCTTGCCAGTAGTTCTCAATAGTGTCTTTGAATATACCGTCTTCAATTAGCGGAAAGCGTGTCATTCTATACGGAAGCTCTTTCCATTTGTTACGTCCGTTTTTCTCTCCTACTTTAAATTTGAAGTTCTCGATTCCGTCAACTGCTCTCTCAATCATTGTTTTAGCACGGCTCATTTCGTTTGCTCTAAATCCGATTCTCATTTCTACAGGTAGCTCCGTGTTTTCGTAGCACCATTGAGCAATAGGTTTAACTTTCATATCCGTAGTGCAAAAGCGTGTCATTTGATTAGGCAAATAATTTGTGCCGTTAGCCATCTTGTATGATGCTATCACCTCATCGAAAGTTTTGTCGCTTAACCAAATAATCTTCTGACCGATGTACTGCTCAAGGTCAAGCATTGTGTAAATGATTGTGTCCTCTTCAAGTGTACCGATGAACTCGTGTCCTATCCTATCGCTTACAATTTGACGAACCTTTGCGTCAGGGAATAATACTCTCACGTCATCAGTTCGAACCAATGAAAACACGTTGTAGTCAGCAGGGTAGTTTGCAGCTATGTAGCTTGATGTCTTGCCTCCGCTTAATGAGTTAACTGTTTTCATTTTAAAAAGGGTTTTGGTTTGCTAATCTACGGAGTTTATCCGATGTACTTTCTATTTGTCCGTCTTTTGGTATCTCAATTTTATGTTGTGATTCCTTCTTGTAGGTAGTGCCTCGGTTTGCATAAACTCGGTTACCTTTGAAGTCAAGCATATAATACTGGTATCGTTCAACATCCAAGAACATTTTGTACACTCCGTTTTTTGATACACCTTTTGGTTTGCTTTTGGCTACTTTTAGATGCACTTCGTTTTTCTCTACTCCGCTTCCATCTTCGTTAGCTAATCCATAAGGTGGTCTCCACGGAATTAACACGCTTAAACCCTTTCTAAACCATACCTGACCGCCTGCAAAATCTCGTGCCGTAGGAATAGGAAAATATCTGAGTTCAGTTCCTGCTATGGACTTACCTACTATCATTGGTTGGTCTCTAACGTGATTGATAATGCAGTTATGTCTATTCGTTTTTCTTGCGTTTTTTCTTGCTTGCCCTAATATCCTGCTCAAATACTTATCCTCACGTCCTAAATCGCTTTGAATATACTCCTCAGTCAGCTCATTCCACGGGTCAATAGTTGTAGTGTGAATAGTTATTTGTTCCTTGCGTTCAATTTCGTCTACCAATTCATAGAATTTAGTTATAGTCAAATCCTCATCAATGGGGTCTATAACAATAAAATGTTGGTTAACAAACATCTCAGCACTTACCTGCTCGCTATTTGTCATTGAGTTTTGACCTTGAACGTATGGCTTGCCTATGTACTTGTAACATAGCTCTGAAAATATCTCAGCACTACTGCCAGTCTCAGGAGAAAATACAACGTGATTCCAACCGTGCAGGCAGGATAGGTTTATCAAAAATTCAAACCATAGCTCCGTCTTTCCTGAGGCAGGTGCAGCTCCTATGTAGGTGGTAGTTCCTTCTTTGATTGTAAGTGGTAGCATATCCCAATCCCAACCAATAGATTTACCTCTCGTATCTTTTTCGTATCTAATGCTAAACATCTCAGCATTTAAATCAGTCAATTTTTTGTACATAACTATCCGTCCCAATCATTAGTTAAACCATATGAAGCATTTGCGAAATTTATTTCTTTAAGATAAGGAAGCGTATTCAATAGCGTTGTCTTCCAATTTGTAATAGGATGCAATTTACCTCTTCTATTTGTACTCCAATCACTCTCTTTCCAACTATCGTATTTAAGTCGTAAATCTATCTGACTGACTTTTGGTTTTTTCTCTAAAGCATAAGCTAAAAACTCTTGAAATGATGGTATAGTATTATTCTTTTCATACTTTTCATTCTTGTTTGGTGTCATTTGCGTTTCACTTGCGTTTCGTTTGTGTTTCACTTGTGTTTCATCTGCGTTTCTCTCACCTTGATAAGTATCATATTTACAAATAGTTAGCCGTGTCGTTATGTGTTCCGATTTTAGTTCAATCATTGAATCACTTTCGAGCAACTTTAAAAACCGTCTAACTTTGCTTTTATCGCAATTCCAACGCTTTGCTAAAGTATCTAAACTGCATAATGTTTGACCACGTTTACACGTCAACACCGTACCTTTCAAATTAACTTTTTGCTCTGAATGATTCACTAATGTAAGCAAGTCAATCCAGTTCCTGAATTTCCACTCGTCTTTGAAAATCCAATGAGAAGTTATATCTCTATCAATTCTAATCCATCCGCTCATCTGCAACATTTTTAGGATAAAAAAAAGCCCATTAAGTTTCGTGGTTGCAGCACTACTCCTCAATGGACTTTCAATAATTTTTTTAATGGGTCTGCAACACCCCTACAAATATAACGTATAACTTTCAAAAAGGTTGCATCAGCTATAAATTATTTTTGTACTTGCCTAATTTTATGTGTCTTTGTATCTTCTTGAACTGAGGATAAGATTTTGCTTCTAAAATGTCATTCACCAAATCAGGAGCATCACTCATAAACGGAAGAGTACCACCATCTAAAGCCTCGTCTATTTGATTCATTACAATCTTGTAGTCTTCGTATCCAAACCGATATAAGTCGTTATGCTGTTTTAAGCCGTTTAATACTGTTGCGTAGTTCTTACCTCCAAACATTTCACCTATCTCAGTAAGTGTAAAGTTTAGTTTTCTCAATTCGTTATACAGGTAACATCTCCTGTAAATGTACTGCTTGCTTCTGCAGGTAGATTTCAAGTCAAAATCTTCGATTGCTTTTTCTATGAGTTCTAATCGTGTCATATCTTTTCAATTGGGGTTACTATAAACTTTCCGTCATTATACCTACCCGTTTCGAGTAAGTCCATTTTTCTCCAATAGGCTAAAGACTGCGATGTGAATATCCATTCCTGAACTACTGCCAGTCCTATTTTGTAAGTTAGTTTGTATTTCATAGCTTTTCTAATTCGTGTTTAACTTCTTGCCAAAAACTACCCGTGTCTTGTATTTAGATATTGGCAATTGATAAATGTCTATTAATATTTTTAGTTATTTTTTCTTGATTTTTTATTAACTCGTCAACTGCAATCAATGCGCATTCTTTGGCTTGTTTATGATATAAAAACGAGTTCCAATTCCAAGTCCCGTTGTAGTTTCCTTGAACTCCTAAATTTTCAACATCACAAAACCTATCAAATAGTTCTTCTGCCTTTTCTTTTGGTGTCATAGCTTTTCAATTTCGTGTTTTACTTCTTGCCAATAACTAATGTACCATTCAGAAGGTGTATCAAAATCTTTATAATCTCCAACACTATGAAGGTCAAGGTTTAAAACCTCATCAACTGCAATCAATGCGCATTGCTTAGCTGTGTATGCGTCAAGATGACCTTGATAGCAATATAACATTTTGTCAACTAACTCTATTGCTTTTTCTTTCGGTGTCATAATTCTGAGTATTTTTCGTTGTAGTATTCAATAGGCTCTTTCATAAAATGACCTTCTTCTAAATCATCTATTTTAGCTAAATCATAACCTTCATTGCTTCCTAAATCATAAGCTAACATTATATGTTCTTTTTCTCTGTCTATTAAAAGCAAATCAATTAATTCTAATAACTGTTCTTTTGTATAACTTTTTTGCATCATATCATTTTCAATAAATCTTCTAAATGCTTGTATCGGTGTTTTCATATCTCTTGCATTTTGATTTCACAAATTCGGTTGTATAAGTCGTGGTTGAATGATGTCCAAAATCGGTTTACCTGATAGTGGTTAAACGAACCAGTCAAGCTCATTCTCGTTGATGGCTTCGATGTATGCTTGCTCAAAGTAGCACTGCTCGTATAGCTTTGCGAGATAGTCATCGCATTCTTTTGTTTGTTTGATAGTAAGTTTTTCATAATAATATTTTTCAGTTATTTTATAATCGCCATAAGAGTCACCAACTCGGATAGTGTAGGTTGCCATAGTTATGCCATTCGTATTGGTGTCTCCCACATCTTCGAATTCAACGA